TGCCCTGAGGCAGTTCGCGATGAACCGCAAGACCCAGGGCGTCGTGCGCAAGCTCAAGGACGGGCAGGGCAACTACCTGTGGCAGCCGTCGCTGGTGGCCGGCCAGCCGTCCACCCTGGCTGGGTTCCCGGTGCAGGACGTAGCGGCGACGCCGGATGTGGCTGCCAATGCGATCGCCATGCTGTTCGGTGACTTCAAGCAGACCTACACCGTGTACGACCGCAAGGGCGTGCGCGTGTTGCGCGACCCGTACACGAACAAGCCCTACGTGATGTTCTACACCACCAAGCGCGTGGGCGGCGGCGTACACAACCCGGAGCCGATGCGCGCCCTCAAGATCGCGGCTTCGGCCTGATCACCCACCCGTCGGGCGGCCCCGCGCCGCCCGGCATCCACCCTGTGATCGAGGAGCCGTAATGGCAAAGTTCATCAAGCCCTTCCGTGGAGTGCCGGAAGGCGAGATCTATCCCGTCCAGTTCGTTGCCGGCGATGACTGCCCGCCCGAGCTGGAGGCCGGCGCACTCTCTGTCGGTGCGCTCAGCCTGATGGTCGATACACCGTCCCCGTTCCTGGTGGGATCCAGTGCTCAGCCGGAGAGCTTCGAGCTTTCCGACGGCAGTGTCCTGTCGTTGGGCGAGGTGGTTGGCCGCGCACACGCAGCTTCGGGACTGTCGGTGGAGGACTGGAATGCGCTCGAGGAGAGCGCACGCGAGGCGCTGATCGCCGAAACCGTCGACAAGCTGTCCGGCGATGACGATCAGGGCCAGATCGCTGCTGGCGATAAGCCCGCCTTGATTGCGCAGCTGGAAGCCGCTGGCATCCCATTCGACAAGCGCTGGGGCGCGGAGAAGCTGGCCGCCGCACTGGCTGAAGGGAAGAAGGACTGATATGCCCATCGTCTCACTCGCACAAGCCCGCTCGCATGTGCGGGTTGAGGCGGACTACCCCGAGGAACAGCTGAAGGAGGCTATTGCCGGCGCGCAGGATGCTGCACAGGCATACCTCAATCGGCGGATCTACCAAGACGCCGCCGCGCTGGCTTTGGCAAGGAGCAGCTATCCAGCCGCAATGAAGGCCGCTGCACTTGCAAAAAGCCAGGCGCTGGCAGACGCGATGTTCATTGAGGATGGGGACGAGCGCACTGCCGCGCTGCGGCTGGCAGCTGTTGCCCATCGCGAGGCGACGGCAGAGGCGGAGGCCTGCATCCACGGCGTTGTTGCGAATCCCAGCATCTTCTCTGCCATCCTGCTGACGCTCGGCCACCTCTATGCGAACCGCACGGACGTGATTGTGGGCGCTCAGGCGGTAGAGCTTCCCAACGGCGCCAAGAGTCTTCTGCGTCCATACCGAAGGGTGATGATGCCATGACGCTTCTAGATGGCGACCTGCAGCACCGTATCCGCTTCGAGCGCAAGACAGACGCGCGCGACCCACTGGGCGGCCCAGGTAAGCCGGTGTGGGTCGAGGTTGTGAGCGTGTGGGCCAAGACCACCAACAATCTTGCGGCAACGACGGAAGCGGTCGCCGCCGGTGCCGAACGCTACCGGGAGCAGGTTCGGTTCGATATCCGCCCCCGTGATGTTGATCCTCAGTGGCGGATCGTGTTCCGTGGCCGCGCCTTCGATATCAAAAGCATCGCACCCAGCAACGACCGTAGCGAGATCGCGATCATTGCCGTAGCGGGGTTGATCAATGTCTGAGCAACTGTCAATTCAGGGGCTGGATGGCCTGCTGCGCTCGCTACGGGAGGCCCCGAAGGCCATCCAAGGGAGGGCGGTCCAGGCCGGCATGCGCAAGGGCGGCAATGTCATCCGGGACGACGCCAGGCGCCGCGCACCGAAAGCATCGGGGTTCATGGCCTCGCAGATCGTCACGCGCCGGGCCAACGCAAAGGGCCGACAGCGCGCAGGTGTAGGCCAAGGCGGAGAGTACTTCACTGTAGGCGTCAAGAGCGGCCGTCGGCGCAAGTACGCCAACACCAAGCGCAATCAACAGCGTGGGAGGACCGGTAAGACCTACGCCGATCGAGGCTGGGCGTACTACTGGCGGTTCCTGGAGTTCGGCACCAAGAAGATGCGGGCGTCCCCGTTCCTCACGCCAGCAGGCGAGGCCAAGGGACCGGAAGCGGCTCAAGTGGTCATCGATGAAACCTGGGCGGCGCTCGACAAGCAGCTGAAAAAGGATGGCTGGCGATGATGGTCCCTTTGATCCAATCCCTCCTGGAAAACGAGGCAACCGTCCGGCAGGTGCTCGGCGACCCTGTCCGTCTGTTCCTGGGTAGTGCGCCTCAGAACACGCCACTCCCCTACGCGACGTGGGAGGTGGTCAACGGCTCGCCAACGGCGATGCTGTCCGAACCGTCGCCGGCTGACGGCTGGCGGATCCGAATGACCGTATGGGGCGAGGTCCTCAGCCAAGCCAACGCCGTTGGCGTCGCTATCCGCGACGTGGTGGAGCGCGTGGGCAGCATCGAGTCGTACAACCCGACGCCCGACAGCGACGGCACGGATGCGATAGGCATTTCATTCGACGTGCGGCTCCTGCAGCTGCGCTGATCCACACAACGGCAACCCACCGGCCCCGCAAGGGGCCTTTTTCATGCCCGGCGACGGGCACAACGCAAGGAAACCCCTATGGGACAGGTAATCAAGTCGAAGCACTCCCAGCTGTTCGTCGCCACGGGTGCGGCCGAGGTCACCAAGGTGACCCGTCTGCGCTCGGTCGGCTTCCCCGATGGCCAGGCGTCGGAGATCGATATCTCTGATTACGACGACGACTGGGATCAGTTCGTGGCCGGCCGCAAGCAGACCGGCAGCACCAGCATCGAGATCATCTACGACAGCGAAGATCACGAGAAGCTGGAAGATCTCCACAAGACCGGCGCTGTCGTGAACTGGCTGGTGACCGCGCCGAAGTCGGAAACCGAAGGAGCGGCGAAGCCGGCCGCAGTCGCCGGCAAGATCACCCCGCCCACTGACGTGCTGTCCAAGCAGTTCGACGGCTTCGTGCAGAACTTCGCGGTGACCAGCCAGGACAACGACGTCTGGAAGGCCACGATCACCATCCGCGGCTCCGGCGCAGTCACTACCCACCGGCCTTCGGTGGGCGGCTGACCATCGCAACGGCGCTCTTTCTCGGCCCGCTTCGGCGGGCCTTCTCTTTGGCAGGGCGCGCGGATCCTCCGCGTGTTAGCCGTGCGCGGCCCGCGCGCCCTGTCGCCATTCAAGGAAACGGCCAATGAGCAAGACCAACGACACCCCCGAAACCCAGCCGCAGCAGCCCGTCAGCCTCCTGCAGTCGTTCAACAGCCTGGGCATGTTCGCGTCCAAGGACGTGCACTCTGACACTATCACCCTGCCCAACGGCGCGAAGGCACAGTTCTACGTGCGCGAGCTGCCGGACGTGGAGTTCCGCAAGCTGTGGGATGAGGGCGACCGCGCGAAGCTGATCGCGGCTACCATTTGCGACGAAGATGGCAAGCCTGTGATGAACGCAAGTCAGGCCGCCCAGCTGAAGCCACTCGTGGCCGCTGAGCTGCAGCGCGTGGCCATGAAGCACTCCGGCTTTGGCGCCGAGGCCGCGCAGGCGCAGGCCGACGCGGGAAACGGCTAAGGCAGCGTGGCGAGGACTGGTTCTGGAAGGTCCTCGCCGGTCACCTGCACCGGACGGTGTCGGACTTGCGGGCCACCATGTCGCGCCGCGAGTTCTTGGAATGGTGGGAGTTCCACAAGCGGAACCCGATCGACCCCGTGAGCCTGCATATCAAGCCCGCTGCCTTCGCCGCGTACATCACCGCCTCGCACAGCCAAGGCGGGACCAAGCGCTCCTTTCAGCACTACCTCGACGCTCTCGTGCCACGGTCCGATGAGGACGAGGCGCAGGACTGGTTCGACGGACTGGGATGACCATGACCGACACATTCGGGCGGTTCGCCGCTACACCCATTGGCCCGGTACTCGCTGCGCGAGACGGCGGGCTTACCCTGGCCACCACCGGTGCCACCACCTTGGCCAGCCACGCGCGCTCCGACTTCGGCCTTGACGCCGGGACGGTGGGCGTGGAGTTTGCGGTGTGGGGCGATGACGCCGTTGCAGCCCTCGTAGGATTCGCCACTGGACCGGCAGCGCTGAACAAGGCGCTGGGGGCCGACCTCGCCAGTATCGGCTGGGACCTCGCCGCCGGGCGCCTGCTGCAGGCGGGCGGTGCGATCGCCACTGGCCTTGCGAGGTGTAT